GCCACGTCCCGGTTTAACAAAAACCTGGACCACGAGATTGACTATTTTCTGAAACAAAAGGGCCTGAGATGAGTTTTCTGCTGTTGACAGAGTTGAAATCCGCCCTGGAAAATCATTTTTCCGGCACCGCGTTTCGCGATCCCGGCCGGGAGGATACCTTCATTGCCCCCCGGTTTTACATCAACGCCCTGCCCCCAAAGCGCAAAAAGGGCCAGGACAACGAGGATTTCCCGTTCATTGTGGTGCGCGCGCCGGAAGGCGAGGACGCCCAGGATCACGCGCGGATCACCACCCAGATCATCTGCGGCATATATTCGGCCGAGGATCAGCCCGGCGGGGCCAATGACATCCAGAACATGGTGGACCGGGTGCGCGGCTATCTTCTGGCCAACCGGATCCTGGCGAAAAAATTTGAGCTGCAGCTTCCCCTTTCCTGGCAGATGGGCACGGACGAGGAGCGAAACCAGCCGCACCCGTATTACGTGGGCACCATCACCGCAAACTGGCACGGGGTGCATGCGGCTGTGCTGCAATCCATTGATCAGGAGATTGAGGCTTATGGATCCGGATACAAGTAAGAAGACGGAAGACAGAGGGTTTATAAATCAAGATGCGGCAGCAGGGCCGCAGGAGGCAAAACAGGAGGCGCCCATGGCAAAGAAAAAAACCGGCAAAAAAAAGGCCCCGCCCGAGCCGACCGTTTATATCGGGCCCAACCTGCCCGGGGGTACGCTGGCATCGTTTACAGTGTTTAAAAACGGCCTGCCCGCCCGGGTCCAGGAGATGAAAAAACAAACCCCGGAACTGGCCCATTTGTTTGTCCCTGTGCCGGATCTGGGCGCGGCCCGCCGCCGCCTGGCCAGGCACGGCAAAGAGGCCCGTGCTTTCCGGGCTGTTGTCAAAAAATACTTTTAAAACAAAGGTGCGAGGGGAAAGGCACAAGGCGCAAGAGAAACAAGATGTAATCCTTTAAACCTTGAACCTTGAACCTTGAACCTTGAACCTCGAATCACCTTGAACCTTTTTCAACGGAGGAAAAATTATGCTCTATAAGCACGGAGTATACATTTCAGAGCAGCCCACCAGCATTGTGCCGCCCAGGAGCGTGTCCGCCGCCCTGCCGGTGGTATTCGGCGCGGCCCCGGTGAACATGGTGGATGAGGCGCCGGTTAACAAACCGGTGCTGGTGCATACCTACCAGGCGGCAGTGGAGGCCCTGGGCTATGTGGATGACTGGTCCGGGTATTCAATTTGCGAGTTCATGGACGCCTATTTCGGCAAATTTGCCATGGCCCCGGTGGTGTTTGTCAATGTGCTGGATCCGGCATCTCATACCGCCAGCATCGCCGATGAAGCCCAGACCCTGGCAGATGATGAGTGCACCCTGGAAAACCTGGGTGTGTTGCATGGCACCGTGGTGGTAAAAGACGAGGCCGGCACCACCACTTATGAGGCGGGCACGGACTATACCCTGGATTTCGACAACGAGGGTTATACAGTGGTCACCCGCCTGACAGACGGCACCATGACCGCCGGTGAAAACCTCACCATTGATTACGATCACCTGGACCCCACTGCCCTGACCGCAGCCGATATCGTGGGCGGTGTGGACGCGGAGACCGGGAAAAAGACCGGCCTGGAGCTGGTCAACGAGATTTTCCCCAAGTTCCGCCTGGTGCCCGGCCAGATCGTGGCCCCGGGCTGGTCGCACCAGTCAGAGGTCTCCGCCACAATGGCGGCCAAGGCCGGCAACATCAATGAGCATTTCAAGGCCATGGCCTTGATCGATATTGACGATGCCACGGTCACCCAGTATTCGGACGCGCCCGGCCACAAAAATGACAACAACCTCACAGACGAGCTGCAGGTGATCTGCTGGCCCCGGGTCAAACTGGAGGACAAGCTCTACTGGATGAGCTCGCAGCTTGCCGGTTTGATCGCCCAGACTGACGCGGACAACGAGGACATTCCCTACGCCTCTCCGTCAAACCACAACTTCCAGATGGACGCGGCGTCTGCCAACGGCGAGGAAGTCTGGCTGGGCCCGGGCGAGGCCAATTATTTAAACGGCAACGGCATTATTACGGCGCTGAATTTCATCGGCGGATGGAAGTGCTGGGGCAACCGGACCGGGGCCTATCCGGCGGTAACAGATGTCAAGGACGCATACCTGCCCATCCGGCGGATGTTTAACTGGATCGGCAACACCCTGACCCTGACTTTCTGGCAGAAAACCGATTACCCGGTCAACCGCCGGCTCATTGAAACCATTGTGGATTCGGCCAACATCTGGCTAAACGGTTTGGCTGCGCGCGGGTTTATCCTGGGCGGCCGGGTGGAGTTCAATGAATCGGAAAACGTGGTCACAGACCTCATGGACGGCAACATCAAGTTTCATGTTTACGTGACCCCGCCCAGCCCGGCCCGGGAAATTGATTTTATACTGGAATATGATCCCGAATATTTGAGCACTTTATTCGGTTAAAAAAGGCACAAGGGGAAAGGTGCAAGGCGCAAGGCCTTTCACCTTGAACCTTGAACCTTGAACCTTGAACTTTCATAGGAGCTAAAAATGTCAAATCCAGTGCCAGAAAAACTCATCAACTTCCGGGTGTACCGGGACGGCACGGACCTGCTGGGCACCTCTGACGTGGAATTGCCCGCACTTGAGGCCATGACCGACACCGTCAAGGGCGCCGGCATCGCCGGTGAGGTGGAGTCCCCGATTCTGGGTCATTACGGTTCCATGGGCCTGACCCTGAACTGGCGCACCGTGACTTCAAACGCCGTGACCCTGGCCCAGCCCAAAGCCCACCAGCTGGATCTGCGCGGGGCAATGCAGGTTTATGACGCAAGCAACGGCGAGTATAAAAGCGTGCCGTTGAAATGCGTGGTCAAGGCCACCCCGAAAAACACCCAGCTCGGCAACATGGAGGTGGGCGCCACACAGGACGCGGTCAGCGAGTTTGAGGTCAGCTATCTCAAGCTGTCCATCGACAACCAGGAAAAGATTGAAATCGACAAGTACAATTTTATCTGCGTGATCGACGGGACGGATTACCTGGCAGATGTCCGCAAAAACCTGGGGCTTTAACAGGGGAAAGGTTTAAGGCCCAAGGCACAAGAAAAAATAAGACATAAGCCTGCAAACCTTGAACCTTGAACCTTGAACCTTGAACCTTATTAAGGAGATTTATTTTGAGCAATACAAACATCAAACTGGATTATCCGCTGACCATTGACGGAAAGCAGGTTTCCGAACTTTCCGTGCGCCGGCCGAAAGTAAAGGATCAGCGCAATGCGGAAAAAGCGGCCACTGACAATGCCGGCCAGGAGATCAGCCTGTTTTCCGCACTCACCGGGATCAACCCGGAGGATCTGGAAGAACTCGATATGGCCGACTATACCAAGCTGCAGCAGGCGTACAGCTCTTTTTTGTCCTGACCTGGCCGGAAGCCAGAAGGGTGTGCCTGGAACTGTGCATGGCCACCTACACCGGCATGGATTTTTGGATGGACTGCGATTTTGAGGAACTGCTGGAGTATCACAAGGACGCCATGAAAATCATCAAGGACGCAAAGCCGAGAAAGTAAATGGCCAGAACCTATTCCGTAGAATTTAACATCGGCGCGGCACTTGGAACGAGCTTCAAGCGGTCCCTGGGCACGGCCCGGGACCAGATGCAGCAGCTTGGGGCCACCATGCGCGGCATGGAAAAGCAGAAATTTGCCGCCGGCCAGGTGGCCAAATACAGCCAGGAGCTAAAGGAGCTGCGCGCCCGCCAGCAGCAGGCCGGCTACGGAAACAAGAACCTGAATCGAAAGATCGCCGAAACCCAGAAAAAATTCCGGGAAGCCACCCGGGAGGCGGAAAAATACGGGGTCAAGATCGGCGATGCCGCCGGCCAATACAAGCGGCTCAATTCTGCCATGGCCCAGGCCGAGCGCCGAATGGGCCGCATGCAGAAAATGCAGCAGAACCAGGAAACCCGGCAGCAGATCCACGGCCAGTTTATGGGCGTGGCCGCTGCCGGGGCAGCCGTGGCTTTTCCCATCCGCCAGGCCATGGAATTTGAATCCAAAATGGCTGACGTGAAAAAGGTCATGGATTTTGAAACCCCGCAGCAGTTCAAAGCCTTGAGCGGGGACGTGCTCAATCTTTCCACCCGCCTTCCCATGGCCGCCTCCGGCATCGGCGACATTGTGGCCGCTGCCGGCCAGGCCGGGATCGCAAAAAGAGACCTGACAGCTTTTGCCGAAACCGCCGTCAAGATGGGCACGGCTTTTGATCTTTCCGGACGGGAGGCAGGCAAAACCATGGCCGGCTGGCGGGCCGCCATGCGCCTGACCCAGGACGAAACCATTGAGCTGGCCGACGCGGTCAACCATCTATCCAATAACATGAACGCGGAGGCCGGGGATCTATCCTGTGTAATCAACCGCCAGGGGGCGGCGGCCCAGGCTGCCGGGCTGATGAAACACGAGGTTGCCGCCCTGGGCGCCACGCTTCTGACATCCAATCAGGGCCCGGAACGCAGCGCCACGGCCATGAAAAAGCTGGTCAACACGTTGACCGCCGGAGAGCAGGCCCCGAAACGGATCAAGGATTCTTTGCAGGCCCTGGGTTTTTCCGCAGAGGGCATGGCCGACCGCATGCAGGACGATGCACAAGGGGCGATTCAAGATGTGTTCAAGGCGCTTCGGAGTCTGCCCAAAGCCGCCCGGCCCGGAATGCTGCAGGAACTTTTCGGCGAGGAATCCCAGGGCGTGATCGCTCCGCTGCTATCCAACCTGGAAAACCTGGATAAAGCCTTTGCAATGGTTTCGGACAAAACCAAATATGCCGGGTCCATGCAGGCCGAATATGCAGAGCGGGCAATGACCACGGAAAACCAGATGCAGATTTTCCAGAACCGGGTTTCCAAGCTGGGAATTACTCTGGGGTCCGTGCTTTTGCCGCCGTTAAATTCGGTTATGGGTGTTGTGGGCAAAACCGCCGGCGCCGTGGCCGACCTGGCAGATGCGCACCCGTTTTTGACAAAAGCGGTTTTCGGCACCGCAGCTGCACTGGTGACTTTCAAGGTGGCATCCCTGGCCGGCCGCTACGGCATGACCCTTGTGTCTGACGCGGTGCAGTTTGGCAAGGCGACATTTGATTTTTTCCGGCCGTCTGTTCTGGCGGCAAACCTTTCTTTGGTCAGACAAAAAGCCGTTGCCGTGGGCCTGGCAGCAAAACAGTGGATCGTGGCCGGGGCCACAAAAGCATGGACCGCGGCACAGTGGCTGCTTAATGCGGCCCTTACGGCAAGCCCCATCGGCCTGGTTATCGCCGGGGTGGTTGCTCTGGGCGCGGCAGCTTATTTTCTGATCACGAAATGGGAGTCCGTAAAGTCTTTTTTCAGCGGG